CATGTGGTTTCTGAACTGATCTGGTAACTTAGCTTTACTGTACTCACAAGCATCCTTTAGTTCTAGCTTGATGATGTAAGCCTTACCTGGGCTAAGTTTCTTGGCACACTTCTCAGCTATCTCTTGTGCCCTAGGTTCATTGTCAAAACAGAAGTAGACTTTCTTGTATGTCTCTAATGTTTCAAGGTGCTCTTGAATGTCCTTGATAGCTGACTGCATTCCTGACTTGATGCTGATCACAGGAACTATGGTGCGATCATGGCTCACATTGGTAGCATCAGGTCTGATCTTGTTGATCATTTGAAAGGCAGCAAGGGCATCAGCTTCACCCTCAGTGATGACCAAGGTGTCTGCCTTGCCCTTAGACATCTTAGCCAGGGTCTGATAGCCAAACATTCTTGCTGGCTGAGAGTTCTTAGTGTCCCATGTAAACATCTTACCTTTGCGTCTGATCTTTGATCCTATGCGTTGCCCATTGGTATCAAAATATGGGAAGATGACATCATTGCCATTGGTTTGCACACCATAGTATGAACAGACTGCAGGATTTATGTTCCTGTCTGCCCATGGTGTGTCTTCCTTGTACTCTTGTAGTTGCATTATCTCTCCATGAATTACTGGTCTATCGTCATAGAAGGTGTGCTTCTCACAGCTAAAGCAAAAACTATGATCATCGTAGTAGCTCAGGGCATCACTAGATCCACAGTCCTTACATGGCTGGTGTGTCTTCAGTGCCGTGTCTCGTTGTTCATACATTCTTCTTCCTCATCTTCAAGCTCAATATCATAGTGTGGCTCCTGTGTGTAGTGAGCATACAGATCCACGATAGCATGGTGAATAAAATAACTGATGCTGACTTCGTTGATCAAAGCAGTTTGTGCAAAGAAGTCTATCACCTTGGGTTCCATGCCACACTTTACAAGCTCTTCTAAGTATTTTCTTTCTATATCAGGGTTCATCATCACTAGCTAACTCTCCTCCTATGCCTGAATATCCTGCAGTGTCTACATAGTTGTCAAGATACTTGGGATCATTGATGGCCCTTGCAGCTTTCATCAAGATCATCATCCAGACAACATCGAGTGGTTTTACATTGGTTTTTAAATAGGTAGACCAAAACTCAGCAATGTACCCAAAGTTCTCCTGTGCTGATCCATAGCGTTCATTGCGTTCACCATTGATGATCTCAGCTGCCTTCTCTAACAGTTCAGTCCTTTCCAATTGATTTCTCCTGGTAAATTATTTTCTCATCCTTGTCAAGCACTGTGATGAATGGTGCTCTGTTTTTCTTTGCATACATCTGTGCATAGCTGATAGCAGCTTGTCTGTCATAGAAGATGCTACGAAAGACTCCGTGTTTACCATAGATGTCTACCCTATACATTGTACCAACTTGGAGCAAAGGTGTATTTCCAACTAGCAAAGCTAGACTTGTCTTTGACATAGAATTGTCGATAGGCCGCTACGGGGTCATCCTTGACCTTGTATGGCTCAGGCATACATTGTGGTACAGGGGTAGCTGGAGCATCGCTGATGGCCCTGGGTGGGCAGTATAGCCTATCTAGCAGCCCACTATAGGACACCTTGTGCTCTTTAGTGTACCTTGTGATGTATTCTAGCGACAATTGGTCTAGTAAAGACCATAACCAATGGTAGTTACCTATGGTGGTTCTTGCCCATATTGTGCTTGGGTGGTTCTTGTGTGCTGCTAGGTATGTCTTGCACTTAGATGGTACAAGGATGTTACGGTGGTCATAGTGGTCACTATCGAGGTGGTAGTGCTTGTAGTTGTGGTTGATGTACCACTGCTTGTCCTTGGTCCTGTAGCACCATTTAGACACGGTGCATGGGGTACCATCGAGGACACGGTGTGCGGTAGACAACAGCTGTGCATACTCAACCATCATCTTCCGCACATGCTCATCACAGTGCCACCTGGCAGCTTGTTCATAGTTGCTGTCAAGGTAAAATATGTTCATCTAGTTAGACTCCATTAATTCTATGCACAACGCATCAGGGTTGAATTGATGTGCATCTTGTTCACATTTGTAGACCTCGTGAAACTCTTCAGTTCCAAGATTATCACAGCTGGTACAATGTTTACCTTTACCATGACAATCTTGGCAAGGGTTACACACATAATAGATCATTCTGGCTCCTTCTTCATTTGGTTAAGCAAGTCTGACAGACGATACTCAGCATCCATAAGTTTATTATAATCAGACAACCACATATCACCATCACATTCTCTCATGGTTGTACATGCGGAGGAGACTTTGTTGTACACCTTCTCGATGTACTCTTCAAGCTCTATCTCTTTATTGTATTTCCATTTATACATCTGGGTACTCCTCCCATGCTTTCCTGGCTTTTTGGTCTGCTTCAAGCACTGCCTCTCTGACAGTGATGTTTCTCCTGATTGCTTCATCATAGAACTGATCAAACAACTGCTCCTGGATTAGATCATTTATGTAATTAGACACTGCAGTCATACCTCACCCATGTTTTGCCCCAGGTTTTCGCTTGGTTACGATTCTTTCTAGGGTTGGTACTAGCTCTGGATACACGCCTTACTCCTGCTCTTTGTAACATCTTTGAACCCTTGTATCTTAGTAGTTTCTCTTGAAACCTAGCTTCTTTTCTGTTCATGGTATTTTCCTATTTAGTTTACAATTTGTGCATTATAGTTAAACAATATGTTATATCCCTTAACCTTCATAGTTAACTATAATGTTATATAGGTAATGATTTTGTCTTTTCAAGGGGGTAAGACAAATTTATTTTAAGGCAGCCTTTAGTCTAGACTTAGACAACTCATGTTGGTTTACATAGGGTTTATACTCTGCGTCTTTTACATGCCTATAGCTAGACAATTTGGGTATACCTTGCAGATGTGGTGTATAGGTACACAGTTCAGCCCTATGTTTTATTCCTAAGACCTGACCCTTGGATAGCTTTACAAGCTCCATTACCTCTCTGGTTGGTCTGTTAGGGTTCTCTTTGAACAAATTGATTACCCTTTGTTTTGTCTTCAAACTGTATGTTCTAATCATTTTGTCTTCCTTTCTTGGTATTTGATCCCACAATAGCAGCACAATAAAAGTTTACCATTTTCATATAAGACACCATGTTGTCCAAATTGTCCTATCTCTTTTTTACAATGTTCACAATGTTTCATCAGTCCCACCTTTGTATTTTTCTTAAAGCTCTTTCGTTTGTCATATAGACAACTCTCTTATGGTTTGTCTGTATCTCTACAGCTTCTGGGTAATCTTCAAGCACTTCCTCCAGGGTGTCATACATGTCATCCTGATAGCTTTGCACACCTTGCCCCTGGCATTCTGTACATTCAAGCTCCAAAGCCCTAGGGTTTACAAGGTGCGTTGTAGTGTACCCAGAACCTCCACATTCTGGGCACGTTGCTATTATTGTATAATTCATAAGATCTCCTTAGTGTTGCGGATAAGATACTACTGGAACATCAGAGGACCAGCAAGCCCTACAAGATCCACATTGGTTGCCATTGTGCCTAGCTTTGCACTCTTTACCAATGGGTGTAGCGTGTTTAAACACTGTGCTCGAATGTGGGAAACTAGGTGCTTCAATGGGATCAATCTTGCTAGCAGATACTCTGACAACTAGGTTTTTTGGAAAGCTACCGTGCTTGTCTAAATATTGCTTAACAATTCCACGCTCTTGCGTTGGTAACCAATGGTTGACACTAGGTGTCATCAAACAAACATCGATGATGTTTTCTAGCATTTCAATAGACTGCAGGTCCCCACTATCGAACCAACGATGAAACTTGTCTGTGCAATATCGGTCTATTTGAAGCACCATAGCAGCAACCCATTGTGTCTTATCAGACATCTCCCACTTACTAAGGTTTGACTTGTAACCCTGGTCAACACTAGGTCGTAACTTCTGTAGCTTCCTAGCATAGCACTTGTGGCAAGGTGTCCCTTTGATCTTAGCCAGCTTGCTCCCTGTCTTACATGCGAACGCATCAATGGCGTAGCTTGTTCCAGGCATTTTGGTGTTGCGTTTAGATATATTGCCAAATTCTTTGGCCTCTTTAACTAACATATGTTTTATCCTCCTAGTTGGTACAATCTAGGGCTACAGTGTACACCATAGCCCTAGCTTCTAACAACCTAAAGATTGTAGAGTTTACGCTTTGGTCTTAACCTCTGCAGATATATCGAGCGTTTACCTAAGTGATAGCCAGTGAAGGTGTCACCATTGGTCACACCATATCGAACCTTGTGCTTTCGTTTTCTTACCAGTCCTTTGGTAAATAATCCCTTGAACCTATAACCATCAGTCCCATCTAATAAGGGTCTCTTAGTGATGATATTAAATCCATTGTCTATTAGTCGCATTTTATTTCCTTTCTAGTTAAACAATATTGAGTATAAACTATTTATCTGTCTTTACCATTGTTATTATTGCATAGCTGGTATGCACTCATTGCATGGCTCATAGCTCGTCACTGAGTGCCCATCTTGTACCCTTTGGCTAGGGTAACACATAAGGAACAACGTTGGGCACTGGTGGGCAGCTATGGGCTTTATAGGCTATATATCATTATGAGATAGCAACCATATCAGTATAAGAATATGTAAGCATTACTGACATTTAGTGTTATGTTATAACATACTATTCCCACCCTCACACTCACTTGTAAATTTTTTAGGTCAGCACCATTGACCAATGTGTCGTCCATGCAACAGTGTGACAATATTGCAACAATATGGCAACATTGCTGACCTATCCCAACATTGGTCAACATTGCTGACCTTTTGTTCTCATGTTCTGTCTTTGTTCTTCTTTGTTCTCAACATTGGAACAAATAGAGAACACGTTGACCCCCCTGCGTGTTTACAAAAGTATTATGTTCTTTGGCTCCATTCTGGGGGACAATTTGAAAATCCTTGACACTTTGCCCAATTTGCTTTATAATGCGTCAAATGTTTTATTATGTCTCCATCATTGTGATGGCTCTAGAGTTTGGCAACCTAACAGAACATAGTGTCACTGGGCCATTTCAGACAAAAGAAGATTGTCTTAACTATAGCTTTGTTGTAGAGCTAGCTGTCAATCAATCTGGTTCACAAGTGAAACTTTCAGAGTGTAAACAAAAAAGAAATGAAGAAATATCCTAGCTACAAAGAACCTAAAGCCTTAGATGCAGATCTAACAGAGCTAGAAGCTGCCTTTATTGTAGAATTAGTAGACAACCACCTTGAACCCTATGATGCTTTTTCTAAGGCAGGGTACAAGGACACAAATAAAACTGTCTCCAGACATCGTGCAAAAGCTCTACAAAGACACCTTTGGCTCCACATTGAAAAAAGAATCAAGGAGAAAGTCAGTGAAACTGCTACCCTGGCTGTTAGTGTCTTAGAATCACTGATGAGAACTGCTGATTCTGAAAATGTAAGACTCAATGCAGCCAGAGACATCCTCAGTAGGGCTGGCTACGATGCGGTAGCAAAGCAGGAAACTACGATCAAAGAGGTGTCTGAGCTATCTGATGAAGAGCTAGATGCACAAATTGATAAACTCTTAGCAAACAACGTGGTCCAATTTGGCAAACAGAAATGACGTACTCAAGCTCCTCAAAGAAAAGGAACGAAGAGTAAAGACCAACAGGATTCTACAATACTCGCCATATGAGTATCAGACAAAGTTCCACCAAGAGGGACAAGATTGTCCACAACGTATCTTGATGGCAGCTAACCGTGTTGGTAAGACATTTTGTGGAGCAGCAGAAACTGCCTATCACCTGACAGGAATATATCCTGAGTGGTGGAAAGGTCGTAGATTTGACAAACCAGTAAAGGTATGGGCAGCAGGGGAATCTAATGATACTACCAGGGATATCATCCAGAAGGAACTATTTGGAAACCCACAAGACCCTAATCAAAAAGGTACAGGAGCCGTACCGCTACAATACATCGAGGAAACCATCAGGAAACCAGGTGTTCCAAACGCCTATAGTGCGGCGTTGGTCAAGCACAAAACTGGGGGAAACTCTATAATCAGCTTCAAAGCCTATGAACAGGGTTTTGAAAAGTTCATGGGTGAAGCTGTAGATGTTGTCTGGCTTGACGAAGAACCCAGGCATGAAATTTTTAGTCAGTGTATCACTCGTACTGCTGATACTGATGGTGTTGTCTACATGACGTTTACTCCTGAAAAGGGTATGACAAGTGTAGTTAGTAGTTTTATGAATGATCTCAAACCAGGTCAAAGCTTGATAACAGCCACCTGGGACGATGTAGATCACCTAGATGCAAAGACCAAGGAACAGCTACTAGCTGTATATAGTCCTGCAGAACGTGACATGAGATCAAAGGGTATCCCTGTGTTTGGATCAGGGCTTGTCTACCCTGTCAAGGAAGAAGACATAGTTTGTGAAGAATTTGACATACCAAGTCACTTTTTACAACTAGCTGCAATAGACTTTGGTTTTGACCACCCGACTGCCGTAAGTTGGGTAGCATATGACCCAGATGACGACATCATCTACGTCTATGATGAATACCGAAGGTCTAAGGAAACACCATTGACCCATGCTGCGGTTATCAACAACAGAACACCTGGCATACCAGTGGCATTTCCACATGATGGGCTACAACATGACAAGGGATCAGGAATACAACTAGCACAACAATACCGTGATCTTGGTGTCTATATGCTCAGTGAACACTTCAGTAATCCACCAGCGGAAGGTAAACTTAATGGTAATAACTCAATTGAAGCGGGGATTAGCTTGCTTCTGCAACGCTTTGAAACTGGTAGGCTGCAGATTTTTATGTCTTGTACTGAGACTCTTGAGGAGTTGCGTCTCTACCATAGAAAAAATGGACGAGTGGTGCCAATCAAAGACGACCTTCTAAGTGCAATGCGTTATGCAGCATTGAGCATAGAAAGATTTGGAGAAAGACAAAAGAGCAAAACGGTATTCAGAAAGTATGGTTTTGAATCTGAAATAAAATACTCTAGCGCAGGAATAGTTTAATGCCCTACTCAAAATATAGTCCAAAACAGAAGAAACTTGCAGCTGTTGCACCACCTAGAAAAAAGATAACTGCAGCTGATCTTAAAAAGGTAAAGGGAAAGAAACGTGGCTAAAAGAGGACTATACGCAAACATCAATGCCAGAAAACGCAAGGGCATAAGCAGACCTAAAAGCAAATCAACAATCTCTGATAAAGCCTATGCTAATATGAAGGCAGGATTTCCAAAGTCTAAAAAACGGAAAAAATAAATGGCCCATAACCTAACAGACGAAGAAATTATTGGGCTTGTAGAAAGTGAGATCAACGGGTCCAGTGACTACATGGACTCAGAGATCAGCCAACAACGTGAAAAAGCCATGGAGTATTTCTATGGTGAACCCTTTGGCAACGAAGAAGATGGTCGTAGCCAAGTTGTTGTCACTGATGTACAAGACACATTGATGTGGATGATGCCCAGCCTGATGCGTATCTTCACAGCTGGAGAGAAAATAGTCAACTTTGTCCCTGAAGGACCAGAGGATGAAGCCATAGCTGAACAAGCTACCAACTATGTAAACCATGTGTTCTACAAACAGAACGATGGGTTTATGGTACTTTACAATTTTTTCCTAGACGCATTGATGCAAAAAGTAGGTGTTGTCAAGCATTTCTGGGAAGAACTAGAAGAAACAACAACTGAGTCTTATCAGAACTTAACTGATCAAGAATACTCATTGTTGATGCAAGATGACGACATAGACATCGTTGAGCACTCTGAAACAATAGAGGTAAAGGAACAGCCTGATCCACAAACGGGCATGATGGTAGAATATGAAGAGGTAACACATGATGTCACCTTTGCCCGTAGAGAGATCAAAGGAAAAGTCACGGTAGAAAATGTACCACCTGAAGAGTTCCTGATTAACCGTGGTGCTAAAACCTTAGAAGATGCAAGGTTTATTTGTCACAGGTCACACAAGTCTAGGTCTGAGCTTATCAAGATGGGCTATGACCCAGAAGTTGTCGATAGCCTACCTGGATATGTAGGTGGTGCAGATGACATCACAACGAGTCAAGAGTACATGGCACGACATGCCTATGACTCTACAGATGTCTATCCAAACCAAGCTGCAGCTGACTCAGAGATTGTCGTACAGATCTACGAGTCTTACATGAAGATAGACATGGATGGTTCTGGAATTAGTGTTCTCCATAAGATTTGTCATGCTGGAGATGAGCTATTAGACATTGAACCAATTGACCAGTTACCATTCAGCACAATTTGCCCCATACCGATACCTCATAAGTTCTATGGGTTAAGTGTAGCAGAAACGGTACAAGACATTCAGCTAATCAGGTCAACCTTGACCAGAAACCTACTTGACAATATGTATCTTGCTAACAACGGTAGGTTCCAAGTTGTAGAAGGTCAAGTAAACATAGATGATTTGTTGACCAGTAGACCTGGTGGTATCGTCAGAACTCGTAGTCCTAATGCCTTACAACCTATTCAAACACCAGCATTACAGAACTACAGCTTCCAGATGTTGGAATATTGGGAAAACATTAAAACAGGACGCACTGGTGTAAACCCACAGACACAAGGTCTAAGTGCTGATCTGTTAAAATCACATGTCACGGCAGGTGCAGCTAACAGTGCTATGACAAATGCCCAAGGCAGACTTGAGCTAATTGCCAGAATATTTGCAGACACTGGTGTTCGCAATATGTTCAAGTCAATTTACAACTTGGTACAGAAATATGAAGACAGAAACAAAATAGTCAGACTAGATAATGTCTATTACGAGATAGATCCTTCTAGCTGGAAAGAAAACATGGATGTCAACATAGAAGTTGGCATTGGATATGGTAATCAGGACATAAAAGTCCAAGCAATGACCAATTTGTCTACGATGCTTCAACAGGTAGCACCACAGATACCAGGGCTTGTAACACCAGAAAATGCCTATAATTTTGTCAGAAATATGGCAACTGAGCTAGGTATCAAAAACATAGACAAGTTCATCTCTGTGCCACCACCACCACAGCAAGAAGGACCATCTGCACAAGATCAACTAGCCCAGGCACAAGCACAAGCCTTGATAGTACAAGCACAGGCACAACAACTTGAAGCAGAAGTCAAAGCAAAAGAGCTTGAACTAAAAGCTGCAAAGGTAGAACTTGAACGTGTAGAGATAGAACACGAAATGGCGGTAAAACGTGAAGAGCTTAAACTTAAAGGTATTGAGCTTGGATTTGAAATGAACTCTGACAAGAACATAAAGGCATAGACATGGCATATCAAAATAGCATAGCATCTCGTATCATCAGTAGCGAGAACATAACCAGCACAGGCACCAGTGCACAAAGTGGACGTGCTCCATTTGGATGCACCATAGCTAGAGTAGCAACCAGTGCAAATGTAAACATAGTAATAGGACCAAACCCAACAGCCACAGCTGCAGGTACTTTGATTGAACCAGCTGATGCTTCTTACTTTGTCATTCGTGGAGATAGTTCTCCCACAGCAACAGATGGTGAAAAGGTAGCCAGCATCGGAACAGCTACGGTAAATGTTACTTTCTTGGAGGGCTAAATGGCTCGTCAACATCCATATGCTCATAGAGTTGTAAAGAGTGAACGAGTAGATATTACTACCACAAGTGCACAATCTGGAACTTGTCCATTTGGTGCTAGTATAGTTCAACTTAGAGCACATGGAACAAGTGGAAGTCCTTTAAATTATGTCAAAGTAGGTTTAAATCCTACGGCTACAACTGATGGTACATCTAGTTTTATACACAATGGTGACTCTGAACATTTTATTGTAAAGCCTGATTCATCACCTGGTGCTGGAGATGGTGAAAAAATAGCAGCTATATCTAGTGCTGGCACAGCATACTTATTTATTGATTGGATGGAAAGTTAAATGGCAACGAATAAAAAGATCACTGAGCTTACTGAGGTTGAACTAGGCGGCATTGCTGATGATGACGTACTGGTCATTGTAGACATCAGCGAAAATGAAACCAAGAAAGTTCGAAGATCTACGCTAAGAACTGACCTTGCAGGTGTAGCCACTCTTGCAGCTACTAGCCCCCTAGCTGTAGATGCTTCCATAGGTGATGTCACTGTAAGCATCAGTGGTCAAGTACCTGTCAACAACGGAGGCACAGGAGCCAGTACAGCAGCAGCTGCCAGGACTAACCTAGGTCTTGGTACTATCTCTACCCAGGATTACACAGCTGTAAACATAGACGGTGGTGCCATTGATGGTACACCTATTGGAGCTACAACACAGTCCACAGGTGGATTTAGTAGTCTTACTATTGCTAGCTCAACTGCAGTCACCAGTGTAGACACAGACCTTACCAGCGTAAGTGCTAGTGATGACACCCTTGCTAGTGCTAAAGCTATCAAGACCTATGTTGATGCCCAGGTTGGCACCGTTGATACCTTATCAGAAATCCTTGCCAACGGTAATACCACTGGTGCAAATAACATCATTGTCACAGCTGGACAATCTATCACCGTTGATACCATCTCTGAAACAACAGCGGCTGGTGGAGTCACTGTTGATTCTTTATTGATCAAAGATGGTGGCATCACAGCAGCAGGTACGTCTACATTTGCTGGGCAAACAATCAGCAACCTTGGAACAGTGACCACTGCAGATATCAACGGTGGGACCATTGATGGCACT